ATCTCAACTCAGCGACAAATGCAGTTTGCTCAGTTAATGCAAATGAGAGAGATTGGTGTTGAGATACCAGATACTGTATTACTTGATGCTTCTACATTACAAAATAAAAAAGATCTTATGGAAGCGGTTGATCAAGCAGCTAAACAAAAAGCTGAGATGGAGAAAATGCAACTCGAAATGCAAATGCGTGAAATCGAAGCTAATATTAAGTTGGCTGAGGCAAGGGCTATTGCAGATAAGGGGCTCGGTCTTGAAAGAGCAAGTCGTGTTGAAGAGAACGAGGCATTTGCTACAGAGCGTTACGCTGAGGCTCAGAAAGATAGGGCGATTGCTGATCTCAATGTTGTGAAAGCTATGAAAGAGATTGAAGAGGTAGACATTACACAATTAGAGAAGTTAATCACGTTATCACAAATGGTTTCTGCTGATAATATAATGGACGAAAAGCGCCAGAAAGCTGCTAAGGACAATACTATTCAGGGTATTGCAAGAGTTGCTAAAGGAACAGTTGGAGATACTGAAATTTAATGTTAATATAACCAAGAGAACAATGGGTATAACAAAAGAGAAAGGTTTTTATGAAGAATTTAAAGTTGTATGTGTTAGCGATATCTTTGGCTAGTGCCAGTATGTTTGCATTGGATACTCTTTCAATGGGTAAAGTCGATGTGCGTGGGCATTTAAGTAGCTGTTATCATGATACATGTAAAAAACTTAGCAATAATAAAGGGAAAGTTGGTGTTGTTGTGGGAGCAGTCGGCGCAACGATTATTAATAAAGTCTTTTCGCATGAAATAGATAACTTTGTTAAGCCATTTATTAAAGGTGTATGGAAAAAGACCTGTAACCTTTTCAGGCGTATATTTAGAAAAGAAGAAAAGATTTAAACCTCTGTGGTTAGCGGTTTATTAACCTTGTCGCACAGCTGTGCGATAGTTTCCTAGGAGAAACACATGCCAAAATATTACGATAGCGCAATGTACGGTAGTTCAGATGCTAGAAGAGAGCAAGAAAACAAGGACGCTGGAATGATACCTAGCTCAAGAGGTATCGCAAATATGCCTCAACAAGTGGTATATAAAGCGTGGCCTTCAGCACCTTACGGCGCACCAGAAGGATTAAACGATCAAATATCTGGAATTGATAGACAAATGAAAGATGACAATAAACGTAAGAAGCCTATCAATTCTGAAAAGTTTTAGGAAAAATTATGCCTATCATGCCGCGAGTCAAAGGTAAAGCCGAACGAATAGCATACAAGATACTTGGTATCCCTGCTAATATACGGTCTAAAACAAAAACAGTTAAAAATCGTAAAATAAAAAAACGGTTGAACTTTGAGGAAACGCGGCTTGTCAGGTAGAAGTTGCTTCATTACTGGGGGTCTTCGGACCCCTTTTTTTGTGAAAGTGTGCTGAAGTAGCTTAATTGGTAGAGCATCCGATTTTGATTCGGAAGGTTCCAGGTTCAAGTCCTGGCTCTGGATCCAAATAACCCGCACAACGCAATTCCTATTGCGTCCGTAGTGTCGTCTCTTTTAGGTTTATCTATCTTAAATAACTTTAGTACGACGTTGGCAACCTGTTCTTTGCTAGCCTTACCGTATCCAGTGATATTTTGTTTAACTTCTGATGGTGAAAACTCAGATAATTTGAGTTCATGTTGATCAGCTATTAGATATAAAATACCTCTAACATAGCCTAGTTTAAGAAATGTAGATGCGTTCTTATATAAGAATGGTGTCTCTATTGCAATGTGAGTAACATTATGTTCTTTTACCTTATTTGTAATAGCTTCATAAATAGCGCCGATCTTTTGCACAAGCGTCGCTTTTTTATGGACATCGACGCATCCAGCTTCAATAAGAAATGTTTTTTGTTTTTCTTTTTTAATTACTGCATATCCAGCGTATCTAGTTCCTGGATCTACTCCCATTACGATCAAAGTGTTCCTTTAATGAAAAAGGGGGATTTCTCCCCCCGACTTATCTTGCAATTGATAAAATTAGTTTAACCACTGTCATAACAGCAGTCACTATTGTTTTACTAAAATCTATGCATTTACTAGCAGTTTTAGCCCTTTCTCTGTCACGCTCCATACTAAGCTCTCTTTCTCTGCTTATGCTGCGATATCGGCTTTTGCTCCGTTCGACTTGTAGAAAACTATTAGATTCAACTTTATCGTTAGATAGTTTTCTACCACGCATTCCATAAAGAGAAAGTGGCATAGAAAAAAGTAGTGCTAGTGCAATTGATTTGTAGTTCATAATAAACCCCTCACATTAAAATATTGATAAACCGCTTAAGTGTTTACTCCGCTGGTTATCAATTATATCATAGCATCAAAGAATATAGATTCAAACATAGGAGCACGATGGAAGAAAGTAAGAGAGAAAACGCTGGCAAGGTGATTCGCGATCATCTGGTCAAAAATTGGGACCAAACAGATGGTTCTACTCCAAATGAACAAGCTGAAGAACGCATGAAGAATTATAGAAAAGAGCTTATCAAATGCGTTGAAGATAATAAAAAGATATTTACTGGTGATGTTTGGGTCGATGTACAGAAGAAAACAGAAAAGATTGGCATGGGTAAGGCACATAGGAACTACTTTTTTGCGAAGCAAGCATGTCCATCTCCAACAAACGATCAAGATGTCTTTAGGTACAACAGAAAAGAAGATCGGATCGAATATATATGGTCTGTACCAGACGAAGCAAGTTGCCGAGATATGATAAACAACGCACTTTTAGTACCACCTGAAAAGAAAGAACTACTTGGTTATGTGATTGATTTCAGGGAGGGAAGATTATTACAGCGGGCAAAAGAGTTAAACGGAGAAGTTAAAGAATCTCCAGTAATATTGAAAGGTTAGAATGGAAACAGATGTTAAAGAAGTTATAGAAGAATCAGCCGTACAAGAAATAGTTACCGAAGAAACACCTCAACAAGAGGTAGAAGCACCAAAAGAAGATTTACAGGCGGAAAATATTCGCAAAATGAGACTTATAAAAGAAAAAGCTGAAAAAGAAAGAGATGAAGCGTATCAAATGATGCAGCGAATGAAGAATGAGCAAGAAGCGACTAAAAAACCCACACCAGAACCAGAAGAAGAATTTGATCTTGGCATAGGTGAAGATGATCTCGTTGAAGGTAAGCACTTGGGTGCTGTAGCTAAGGAAATACGCGATCTAAAGAAGCAATTGAAAAATTATCAACAAGCTTCGACTTCTGCTACTACAGAAGCTAAATTAAAGAGCAAATATAACGATTTTGATAAAGTAGTGAGTAAAGAGAATGTTGAAGCTTTGGTTAGAGATTATCCTGAATTGGGAGATACACTTAGAGCTAATAATGATTTATATAGTCAAGCTGTTACGGCTTATACGATGATAAAGCAGATGGGTGTGTATAAAGAAGATAATTACACTAATGATAAAGCCAAAGCAGAAGCTAATGCAGGTAAGCCAAGACCACTTGCAGCAGTTTCACCTCAACAGGGTGAGGGTCCATTAACAAGAGCTAATGCGTTTGCTAATGGATTAACAGACGAGTTGAAGTCTCAACTACTTAAAGAAATGAGAGAAGCTAGATCTCGAATATAATTTATTGTTTCTTTATTCTTTTTATATTTCCCCCTGGTTTTCGTTAGTTTTCCCAGGGGGTTTTGCTTATCTGTTGTTGCAGTTTTCCTTATGTGTTACCCATCTACAGTTTTCCTTGCAATAATTGCCATTATTATCTATTCGATCTATTGTCATTCCTATGGGTCTATCGCCCATATCTGATATGAAATTTTCAAACTTTTCCCATCGTTTACATACCTTGATTCCACGTCCACCATATCTATGATATTTTGGATTTTTATGGTTTCGGCATCTGTGCTTCATGGCGCTCCACACCTTATAAATCTGAGTGTTATGCATACCATGTTTAACGTTTTTAAGTGCATTCATTCTATTGTGACAATTTGTGCATTGGGTTGATTTACCGGCTCTTAAGTCAACAGCTAGGTGCATTCCTCGCTTACCACATTCGCATTCCGTTTCATATCTAAGAAACTTTCCATGAACATCAATAAATTTAATTATTCTCCATTTGCCGTATTTATTTCCGACTTCTTTTTCACGATCGTACATTTTCTTATATTGACAGTCAGTACATTTAGTTGATCTTCCTGCTCTAAGTGTTGTTCCTGGAATAACCCTTATATTTCCACAGTCACACATGCATTCATAATATTTTCCTGATTTATTTGTTTTTATATAGTTTAATACTTCCCACTTCCCAAATTTTTTTCCAATCATCTCTTGTTTCTGTCCATATATACAGTCTCGACACTTTTTAGACCGTCCATTTCTAAGATCTGTACTACGAATTATCTTTATATTTCCACATGAGCATCGACATTCATAATACTTAGATCTAGAAGAGTCAGTTTTGCTAGATAAACAAATTACTGTCCATTTATTAAATTTATCACCTGTCATTGAATTCTCCCGTTATAAATGATAATTATGTAATTGGCTGTATGGGGTCGCCTCCCTTCGAGCTGTATGGGTATCGCTCACCCCGAGATTAAATAGTTAGTCTCGTTCTTGATAAATATAACATTACACATATACCATCAATGATACACGAAAATCATGTGTATAACAAGTTTATTTTAGGAATATTATGCCTATCACAACTACTACGCTGCTACCACCTCCGGTACAGCAAAGTTTCAGTATGAAATTACTGAGCGTTCCCGTGCCGAGCATGATCCACAAAGTGCCGGCAATGAAGAAAAGAATGCCCGCAAAAGGTGGTAATACATTAAGAATGAGACGGTTCAATTCTCTTGATACA